CTTGTCTTCTATCATGAGGAGTTGAGATTAGCGGAGTGTCAGAATGTCTAGATGTGACTTCTACCGCGTCAACAGATCCTATACGATCATAGTATTCAAACTCAGCCTTCTGTGTTTCAACCCGTACAAATGGTCTAAGTCTGGAACCTTTTTGTTGTAAAAGGTGCTCGACGTTAGCTCTATACTGGTTGACAAAAGCTGTTGTTATTTGTGTTGACATACTATTTGCCTCCGTTGTGTCATTTATAATTAATCGAAAACGCTACCCAAGTATGGACATTCTCTCGCTTGTTTACGTCTGTGCGTACAGTCGACGAATGGACCTCGCGGCTACCCATTAGTATCTACTATATAACTAGTAGATAAATTCGTAAATATATATTTTACGCCGGCGGAACAGGAGTTTCATCAGGAAACGCCAGTTTGTATAAACTATTCATCTTATCTAGAGCTGCTTGGTGCCCTGTATGATCTCCGGATGAATACGCCTTCATAAATTCACCATCACGATTATATCTAGCTATTTCTTGTTTTGCTTGATCAGGGGTCATTGTAAATGCCCTTGCTGAAGCTGTATCAGATTTTCCTTCTGCTACACCCTCTCCAACCTTAGCAAACAATTTAACGAACATAGGGTTATTCCCCATTCCAGTATCATCTAGCCATTTTTTCAAACCATCATCGCCATAAGCGTGAACAGCTCGAGTAGCTAAATCAATTCGTTCATCATAAGCTTTTCCAAACTCTTTCTTTAAAGAATTCACCCACTCATCTGTTTGAGCAGTTTGACTTTGTCCTTCAAGTTCAGATTTTTTAGATATATAGTCATGATAACCATCATATATCGCTTTAGCTTGAGTTGAAGATAATCCAGCTTTATAAGATAAATCTCTGAAATTATTTTCAAAAGCTTCATCATATTCCAATCCTTCTGGAAGTGCTGGTCTTTCTCCAAATTGATAAGCCGCTGATTTTTCAGGACGTCCAACAGAACTATAAAATGAACTCCATTCTTCATCAGTTGCTTTATCATCAGGAAGAGCTATTCTGTTCTTCCCTATTAGTTTTTGGCCATTAATATAACTTTTGGCCATACTGCCAACATCTTTTATGTCAGCAAGTGAAGGGTCTGCACGTACGTCTTCAGGTAGAGAAGCTCTCCAATCAACAGGTGCTTGCGCATCTGGTGCTGGAGCAGCATCTGAGCTACCCGTTAGTACGGACCCAGTTGTTTTTTCGTCACTCATTAATTGCCTCCTTTAGCATATCTTTAAAATCACTAGGTTGTTTCCCAATGAATTTGAGTATTGACACTACGATACGTCTCATCCCTTCACGATGAGCTGTTTCGTGTGAATCGCCTGGTACATGCGTTGTATCCAGAACGAATCCGGTTTTACAAAGATGAGATAATACAATTTCCCCATCTTTAGAACTAAACACTACTTTATAGTGTTCATTTAATTTTTCTAAGCCAATCTTTTTACTAGCCAATTGATTGTCCTTCTCTATTTGCTTTGCCAGCATCAGCTACATTTTTAGCAGCTTGACTTTCTTGATTTGCTTGTTCTGCTTCTGCCTGTGCTTGCTGTTGTTCTTGGCGTTCTTTTCTAACTTTTTCAACCTCTTCTTTTTCATTCATAATTTGAGGAGGAGCACCTAATAAATGATGGAAATATCTAAATGTTTCATCAGTATTCATGTTATCTAATAATTCAGGTTTAACTTGAAAGAGTGGAGCTAAGCTTTCAAATAATCTAGAAACAGTAAACATTTGACTTGATTTTTGAGCTCTTGCAATAGGAGATGTATATTCAATTTTCATTTCCATTCCTTCTAAAATTCCAGGAGATTGAGGAAGTAATTTCTTCCTACTCATTATTCTAAAGACTCTATCAATTAATGGACCAAGGAACTCGACTTGAAGTCTTCCAATCATCGGACCCATGAGTCTCATTTTTTCTTCTTGTCTTGCAACAACTTCAGTTGCTGTCATATTTGGTGAATTCTTTTGATCTGGCATTTTCATCCAATCAACATGGAATGCAGCCATAATGTGTTCTCTTCTATTGTTGACCATTTCTAAACCAATATCAGGTCTGCCTTTAGTTTCTAAAGGTTCAATACGATCTTGTGTTCCAGCTCTATAAAAATTTAAACCACCCGGTACAGTTCTTACTGGCAATATAAAACCATCATCAGGAACTAATAAAGGTGGATCAGTCATTTTTTGAGCGGCCTTAATGATAGTTTTCATCATTTGATTCACCATTTTGATATCAGGGAGGGAGGTCATAGAAGGTGAACGTCCATATATTTCTCCGGCAACTTTTTGCCAACGTGGAACCATATATGGGAACTCATCAAAGCCGCCTTCTTCAAGAAGAGCCTTTTCTTCAATCAGAATATAACAAGATTTAAAATTCTTTTTAGTTGGACTTTTCATAGGTTCACCATAAGTTTCAGATGGCTCAACCGCATGAATCACTTCAAATTCTCTATAAGGGTCTTTTTGTGAAATTTTAACTACACTTTCAGGAACTGCTTTTCCAAATCTTTCTAAAAGCTGTCGTCCTGTTCTTTTATATTTTCTATATAATGTATCTACAAATCCTAAATCATTTTCTTGAATGAAGCAGTCAGCGAGATGGTATGTTCTAAATGTAATTCCTGATCCTGGAATATCTTGAACCATCATGACGCCTGTTCCAAATGAACCTAAGTCTAAATATAATTCATGAGCTTGACTATTAAAATTTGTTTCTGGAATATTAAAAACTCTATCATAGAGAATATTAGTTGTTTCATCGAGCCATGTTTTAACTGCATAGTCTCTATTAATTTTATCATCAAAAGTTTTAAGAGCAAACCAACGTTGAGCCGGCGAAGTTAGAAAGCCATGAAGGCCTGATGCTAATTGTTCATTTGCTAATGGAGCTGTGGTGTCATAAATTTTTTCATATCGAGATGCATCACCGCGATAACGAATAGTAGAAAAGTCTCCTCTATTAGGATTTACATATTCTGCACAATCCTGCCAAAGATTTTCCCACGGAGTCCTAAAACTTTTTAAAGACTCTTGTTTAGAAATTATTTTTGTTACTAAATCACCAACTGCCATTTTTTAAATCCTATTTTTTCTTCTTTTTATTTTTTTTCTTCTTATTTTTTTTCTTTTTTTTAGCCATAAAACCTCCTATCCAAATAAAGTTTTCTTTTTTACTCTACTTCCAACACCATAAGTTTTATTATAATAATCTTTTTGGTCATCATTCCAACCTGACCAAGCACCTGTACCTGTTATATTCATTAAATCATTTCTTCCTGTATTTCTAACATATCCTTTTCTTGCACCAACAGTCATATCTACTGCTCGTTTTCCTGTAGCAGGAGCCCAAAAAGAACTTTTAGGATAAGGCGATTTTTTCATCGTCTTTGGATTTGGGGTTCTTGCCCTTACTGCTCCGCCCATGTTATGCTCCTAATAAAGTTTTTTTAATAATTTCAGCTTCTTCTTGAACACCTTGCCCACCTGTTAAAATAGTTTTTCTTCTACTGTAACGATTTCGTAAAAGTTTTCTCGCACTCGTTCCAGCGCCTTGTGCACTTGCAAAAGAAGGTGCAGCCGGTACTGGCGGTGGAGGTGGTGGCTTCGGTGGACTGAAAATACTTTTAACTGCTCTTACTGCTCCGCCCATAGTTATCCTCCTAAAACGCTATATTCACTGTCAGCGTAACTTGGGAGTTTACGCTTCTTATTTATATAATCCCTTGTTCCCAATGCAAGGTACCTAAATGCATCCGCGGCATGACTAGTCCAGTCGTGTAAAGGTTTATCCCTATACACTTTACGCTTTTCATCGTAATCTTTCCGGTATTGCCGCAAAGCCTCGACCAGTATATTACACTTTTTTAAATCAAAATAACACCTAGAAAGTATCGTTCTTGCAGCTTCTATTCCATCTTCAATAAGTATGTGCGGACAAACATGAAATCGTAATCCTAAGTCTCTGGATACCTCAAATCTTGATTTACCTGTCCCCATTTCTCTAACCTTTATATCATGAGGTGCAATATGCTTTCCATATACATAATCTTTATCTCTTAAAACTTTAACATAATGAGGGATTCCTTCTCCTTGATTTTCGTAATAGTCTATAAGTCTGTATTCTTTACCAAATTGTTGAAAGAAGATAATAGCTGTAGAATCACCCATACCTAAGTCCCACGCTGTATGAACTTCTAATCTAGGTTCATAAGGAACTTCTTTTATTCGATCCTCAGCTAAAGCTTTAGCCATTAAGCTACCATAATATGAACCAACTAATGGTGCATCAAAACTACAATAAAATTCTTGCTGTATTAATTCATCAGGCATACCTGCTGAACGTTCATCTTCTATAGCTTCTGGTGAAACTGCTGCTGTATCATCTACAGTTAATCGTTCACAAAACCATCGTTTGTTTCCATTAGCCATATTAAACATGTCATATCCGTGATTTCGACCTCTCGCGGTATAAATAAAAACCGCCCATCCTCCATTCTCAGCCAAGATGGGACGAACGAGATCCCAGGCCCGCGGATCCTGAAGACTGTATTCTGAGAAGATGACTCCAATGGGGTTTGATCCCACCAAGCGGTCAACGTTATCTGTTCCAACAACCTGGTAAATGGAACCATTCTTAAGTTCAAGTCGCATATCCGTGTTGTTGATTGAAGACCAAAGTTCTTTGGGGAAGTGATCTAGAAACCCTCTTCCAGTTTTTGTCATGCCATCCCATACAATTTTTCTCCCTTGGTTATATGTAGGTAATAAGTGCCAATATAAACCTTTTCTTTTTAAGGCAGCTGTGACACACCAGTTAACTGATAGTAAGTCTTTTCCTGCTCTCCTGTGCCATACAGCAACTGCACGTTTACCACCTTTTTCTAAAAAGTTCCAAAGGCCTTTTTGGTAAGCACGCGGTCGCCAATCATTTGGGACCGTAATTTCCATACTTAAGTTTTGTTTTCGTAAGATAGTTGTTGTGCACTATCTTTATCTTCTTCATCTTGGTTAGAGAATTGTACCACCTTAACATTTAATCCACCATCCACTAAAGCATCCATTTCTATAGCTCTTCGTTTAGGTGCAATGTATTGTGCTAATTCTTTATTTGCTTGAAATCTTAATTCAGGTGTATTGCTGTTATCCATAGAAATATTTGCTAATGCTTCTATTGGGTCACAACCTAATTGGTCTAACTTTGCTTGAACTGCTTTAGTTTTTTCTCCTAATGAACCTTTAGGTCTTCCTGATCCAGGTCTCTGTCCACCTGCTCCTTGTGTACTCATTAGAATATAATAGCTCCTAATATAAATGCACCTATTATAGCTGCAGCTATATATTTATTCTTTAGACAGTAGTTCTGATACTGTTGGCTTAGTAGTTTTATTTTCTCTAACATAATCTTCCTCCAATGTTTCAAATGTTGCCACTTGATTATCTGTCAATGTTACTTGTTTCCTTGCCTCCGGATAATCTGGAGCTTCTAGAAACATTACACGTACATTCGCCATCATGTCTGGCTTTTCCATTATACGCACTTTCCATTGCATAGTAAACTATATACTTTGTTTTTTAATCGGATCACACCAAAATCTTACAGATAAGCGTGAATCTTGCGGAATCAG